GGTAGAAAACGAGGAAAAAGAAACTCTAGAAGAAGATCAAGAAAATATATGAAAAGAATGTATAGAGGCGGTGCGGAGGATGCGTCAGGAGAAGAACTAAAAGCAGTACAATCAGAACCACCACCAGAACCAGAACCAGAACCAGAACCAGAACCAGAACCACGAGTAGGTGGTAGACGTAGAAAAGGAAAAACACACAAAGGCAAAATGCATAAAGGCAAAATGCACAGAATGAAAACACGCAAAGGAAAAAAAGTAAGTAAATGGATAACTCACGTTAAAAATTTTTCAAGAGCCAACAAAATGGATTTCAGAGATGCGTTAAAGGATCCCAGATGCAAAGCAGCATATCATAAAATGAAATAAATACTATAGACTAATACATACATGCTAATATATAATATTATAAAAATTATTATATATTACATCTTTTATCATTTCAAACGCCGAATATTTTGTAGAATAAATATATAATGATACCAATTATTGTAGCAACATTAGCACCAATAGTAAATTCAATTCAATTATTTCCCCAATTATACAAAACATATATAACAAAAAGCGTAAAAGATTTATCATTGTATTCTTTATCACTCATTTTACTAACTAATTTGCTTTGGTTGCTACACGGATATTTTATAACTGATATTTCACTAATTGTAGCAGGAACGGTTAGCATGATAATAAATGTGGCACTGTTAATATTATTTTTTCTTTACAGAAAAAACAGGCGCTTGAAATGATAAACGGTCATAAAAATACTTACTTAGTTATTAATTTGCGAACTTTCATTAATTCTGTTGCCGGAGTTGCCCCTTTTGTTTGCTTAAAAACATTAATCAATGCATCGCCTGTTAATAGTAAGATTTCTCTTAATTCATCATTTTGTGTAAATTTTGAATATAGCGCTTTTTCCAATAAGCCTGATTCTATTTTTTTAAAATCCTCATCATTAAGGATTACACTCTTAACAGATTTTTTAACAATATTAGAATTGTATAATTTTAACGCATCTTCACTGTTTGTTCCAACGTCTCCATTTTTCATAAATTTGCTGTATAAGTCAACCAATTCTTTAAACCGAGAACCCAACATATAATGTTTTACACTTGCCCAATTATTTCCATCAATTACTAAATTAGGAACTAAATAATCATTATCTATTTTTCTACGCCAGTCCGGATACTTTTTCTTATTATTTAATTCTAAAACATTTTTTAATGTTTTCAGTTCCGGTTTTATAGATTCTCCACTGCCTTCGCCAACTTTTTCGTGTTTCGATTTGCTATATATTTGAATTATAATTGAATCACTATAATCTTGAAATTTAGGAGTTTTAGTAGCTACCAAAGAATCATAGTTGCTAGTTTTACTAATAGTTGAGGTTTGAACTCCATTTGTATTAGCAAATGCTTTAAAATCAGGTATTAAAACATATAGCCCAGCACCCTTTTCCATACATTTTTCTAAAACCAATTCTTTTATTCTATATGGTAATTCATTAAATGTAAATGCTCCGCGTTTTATATTTTTATCATATGTTATTAACTTATAATGAACACCTTTAATATAATCAGTAATTATGTAATAAGTTGGTTCAAAAATACCTTGTGCCTGCAATTTTTTATCAGCTTCAGAACATTGTAAAACCAACTCTTTTTCACCATTCAGAAAATGGTCTTGTGATAACACAATAAATTTAACTTTGTATAATCGTTCTAATGTAACTAGAGCCCAATTATCTGCCCAATATTTACCTCCTACTTCCATTATTACTTTTTTTAAATCATCTACTGTTTCCACATCTTTCATAAACTCAAATTCTTTTGTTAATTCTTCTAATTCTTTGTTTTGATCACTAATTAAGGACATTTTATCAAAATTTGACTTAACGTCACTAATCATTTTCATTTTATCCTCACCATCTGCACTTGCTGTTATCATTTTTTTTAATGTATAATGTTTCTTTTTATGTTCTTTTAATTGGGTTTGTATTGATTTCATATTATTATAAAATAATCCAAAAAATTCTTTGTAGTTTGCTAATATTTCTTCGTCGACTTCACTTGCTAATTTTTCGCGAATAGATTTGACTGATGTATCTATTTTCACACTTCGTAATGCATCTCGCAAAACTGCAAAAAAACAATCTCCACCCCCTTCGTTATCTACTATCTCATATTTATTGCTTCTTAAATAATTATTTATCCATTTATGTGATGCATCTTCTTCATATTTACTCATTTCATAATCGCTTTCTTCTTTTGTTTGACTATTTAATTCTAATAAATCATAGCTCTTACTTATAAGTTTTTGTGGTTTTTCATCATCATCATCACCATTCTCGTCATCGTCATTATCATCATCCTCATCGTCATCATCCTCATCGTCATCATCGCTACTATTAAAATCACTCGCATTAGACATTGTTTCAAATTTATCAATTAACTCATAATTATTCATAATTAATGGTTTAGCAAAAGGAAATATAATTGGTTCAGACATTTTGTTCAAATCAACATCTCCATTAGAATCTAATAATGAAGCATAATCTGTATTATTTGTTTCATATATACCTATTTTTGAAACAACCGAACCATTATTTGCTAAATAAATATTAAAATACATAATATTATTACTTAAAAAATCAAATCTAGGTGTTCCTAAAACGAATTTAATATGCTTATTGTATATTTTGGCATTATATACAAATGCCTCGTGATTTAAATCAGATTTATCAATATTATTTGTAATAGCATATTCTACTTTGCTATCAATATTAGATGTAATCATTATATATATTATTTATTTTTATAAATGTATTTTTAAACTATTATATTAATTATATTTATTGTATTTATTGTATTTATTGTATTTATTATATTTATTGTATTTATTGTATTTATTATATTTGTAAAAATACTCATACATACAAATATTATAAAGTTGATTACGCTAATATATATTTTTTATATTTATCTTGAATATCCATTAATTTAAATTTTATCTTATTTGTAAAACAAATATAATTACTTTTATTAACTAATAGCAAATTAATAGTTTCATATATTTTTAAACCATGGTCTATTTTTTTTATTATTCGTATTTCTTTAAATAATTCATTGTATATTGTGATTAAAAACTCCAATATATTTTCACAATAAACAGTATTTTTTTCAATTTGTAAATTAGTTATAAAAAAATTATTTAACTGCAAAATAAAATCTTCAATAATATATGCATTAACAAACAAATTATGCATGTAATTATTTTTTTCCGTATTTTCTAATTCATAAGCAAATAGTTTTTTATAAATATTAATAATAAAAATTAAAAAACATTTATATTTGTCATTATTTTTATTTATTGCAAACTCCTCTTCTTCTTTATTATCTTTATTATCTTTATTATTTGTGCTTAGAATATATTTTTCAAAATTTAAAAAATCTTCATATTTTTCTTTTAATAAATTATATAAAAATATATTTTCCAGTTTATAATTTTTTATGTTATAAATAGCAAGTAATGAAAACAATACATCCACATATATTGAACTATAAGATATATTATTATAACATATATAATCAATTATGTAATTGTCCATTGAATATAATTCCTCTATATTTTCTTGCATACTTGACTCCAACAACTCACCATAAATAGTGAGTAGTTCTCTCTCTAATTTATTATAATTAGAAGGTGATAATTTATTCAATAATGCTTTAATATTACTTTTAGCAATATTTATTTTAGTTTTATCAATCGGAACTTTTCTAACATTGTTTATTTGCAACATATTAAGTTTATTGAATTTATTGAAGTCTTTTGTCCCAGTATAATTTTCATATTTCTTATACTTTGATTTTTTTTTTAATTTATTATCAGTTTCTTGGTCATAATTATTTAGTGATAGATCACTATTAACTATTTCCAATATGGTATTTAATAAACTTTGAATTGAATGTTCTAATTTTACATCTTCCAAGGTTGTATAATAATTATTAATAAATTGTGTAGTATAAACTAACATACACTATTATAATTAATAATTTATAATAATATTTATTTAATTATTTTCGTTATATTAATATTTATAAAGTAATTGTTATTATTAATAATACGATGAATTTTATTAGTACGCTAATTAATTTTTATGAAGACTCTACTACAAATACTAAAGAACAATATCAAGATTGCTTTAAGTTGCCCATTGAATATTTAGACGGTTCTTGTATTCAACTACTTAATAATAATATTATTAATGATTTAGAATTAGTAAAAACGAAACCTGCTTTAACCAGTGATTCAGAAACATCTATTGTAAATACATCTGTTATAGATGCATCTAACGAGACATATGAAGAGACATATAATTTATATTATCATGTTTTTAATCCTAAAAATAGATTTGAAAAAAACATTATTAATAGATGGTCTAAATATTATACAAACAATGTAGAATTTTTATTAGAAACTCAATTATTATTAAAAAATTATTCTACTTTTAAAAAGGTAGAATTTAGTGAAGATAAAAATACATCATCGTGTGATGTAATATATAATAAGTGCGAAAAGATTATATATGATCAAGGATTTATAAATAATTATCAATATATTGATATACCATTATTGAATAAATATAATAATAACAGTTTATGCTTGCAAGCACTAAGTATATACAATCTCTCATCGCCTGTTTTTTCTTTGCTCATTCCAATATTATTTCTCTTACTACCTTTTTTTATAATAAAACTACAAGGACATAACATAACATTTAGACTATATTTTGAGCATTTAAAAAAAGTATTTTCCAATCATATTATAGGGCAATTATTTTCTTCATTTAGTAATACTAATTTTACAAATAAACTTTATTTACTTTTTAGTTTTGGATTCTATATTTTTCAAATGTATTTAAACTTTACTAGTTGTATTAAATATTTTACAAGTTTTAAATTTATTCATGAAACCTTATTTGATTTAAAACAATATATTGTGGGTTCTTTGAATAAATACAATAATTTCTTAAAATATTCTAAAGATTTAATTACTTATAAGTATTTTAATGATGCTATTAATGAAAATATTAGTATTTTTACATCTTATTTAGCTGAATTGAATAAAATTACGCCATATGCTTTAAGTTTTAACAAATTAGTAGAATTAGGGCAATTAATGAAATGTTTTTATTGCCTAAATAAAAATGTAAATATTATAAATAGTTTATATTTTTCATTTGGTTTTAATGGTTATTTGAAAAATTTAGAAACATTGCAAACCTTTATAGATTCTAAGGTTATTAGTTATTGTTCTTATGATAATTCCAAACCCACATCGTTCGAGAAAGCATATTTTGCTAATTTGAATACTATTGATAAAGAAAGTTGCTCCAAAATATGTGCCAAAGAAAAATGTGAAACAAGTGAATGTAAAATTATTAAAAATTCATATGCACTGGATAAAAATATAATTATTACTGGTCCAAATGCATCTGGTAAAACTACTTTACTAAAATCTACATTATTTAATATTATTTTATCTCAACAAATTGGATGTGGATTTTATAGTGGTGCCTCAGTAAAAATATATGATTATATTCATTGCTATATAAATATTCCAGATACTGGCGGACGCGATAGTTTATATCAAGCAGAAGCAAGACAATGTAAAAATATTTTAGAAACAATAGAAAATAATCCTACTAAAAATCACTTTTGTGTATTTGACGAATTATATAGCGGAACTAATCCAGACGAAGCCATTAATAGCGCTTATGGTTATTTAAATTATTTAAATAAATTTAATAATATAGATTATGTATTAACAACACATTATATTAAATTATGTAAAAAATTAAATAAACAAAATAATAATTTTTACATGAAAGTTAATACTAATGCTACAGATTTTGAATATACTTATAAAATTAAAAAGGGTATTTCAAAAGTAAAAGGAGCAATGAAGGTGCTCAAAGATTTAAATTATCCCGAAAATATTATTACAAATATGAAAAATTAAATATTATTATTCGTTAAACACTACTTAAAATAATATAGTTTAACTTTAATATAAATGTCCTTTTTATTTAAATTTATAGATCCTGGATTTTTATTAACATTAGGATTAATTTTACTAATTAGTGGAGGAATTATGCTATATTGTTATAGAAGACTAAATTTATTAGAAAGAAGTGTAATTGAGCATGGTAAGATTCTACAAAATTTTATTATAAATTATAATATTCAGATGCAAGGTCTTAGTTTGGTAAATAAATCACATTACAATGTTAAAAATGATATTATTAATGACGAAAGCAATAGAACAGAATATGTAGAATTTGATAAAATAAAAAAAATAAATTTAGGAGAAAAAATATCTGTTTCGGACGACGATGAAGATAATGAAGACGATGAAGATGCTGAAGAGGAAAATCATACTAAAGAGGGTGAAAATGACCCAGACGACGACGACGATGATGACGACGACGAAGACGATGATGATGAAGACGATGAGGATGAGGATGACGACGACGACGATGATGATGATGATGCTGTAGAAACAAGAAAATCAAATATTGATATAAGAAAAGATACCTCAGAAAGTTTAACAATTTCTAATAATAAATTAGAAGAATTAGGAGAGTTAGAAGATTTAGAAGATTTAGAAGATTTAGAAGATTTAGAAAATATTAAATTACATGAACAAAACATATCAAATAGTGATGACGAAGCATTTTTGAAAAACTTACCTATAAACTTAAATTCATTTACTTTAGAAATAACTAATGATCCAAAAATAATAACTTTAGAAAATATTGACAATACGAATGATAAAACAGGTGAAAGAAAAAATTATTCAAAGATGAAAGTAGATGATTTAAAAACCTTAGTTGTTACAAAAAATTTAATAGATAATGAAAGTGCTCAAAAAATGAAAAAATCCGATTTAGTAAAATTATTACAAAAATAACAATAAAAACAATAAAAAGTAATACTAAAATATTATGTTATTTATATAAAAAATGGAACGAGGCATAAATATGGTAATTCATGCGGCTATATTTGGTGTGCTATTGTATGTTATTATGATTTATGTTTTTGGTCAAAGACACATAGTTGCGGAAAATAGAAGTATATTAATTGCTGCCTGTGTTTTGATATATATGGTAATGTTCGGTCATGAACTTCCTAAAAAATTAAATAAGGATTTATTTTAACAATAAATTTATTATGTATAATTTTTATAATCAAATCTATAAATAATTAATATTATTACATAATATAATATTAATTATGAGTTGGGGAACTTGTTATAGCGGTTCTAATAATATTCACTTCAATTTTCCTCCTTTAATGGACGATTCGAGACTATTTAGCAATTATTATTCATCTGTTCTTAACGATAGTGTTTTTCAAAATAATAAAAATATAAAAAATAATAGTGATTATAGAAAATATTTGCAAATAAATGCTGATGCTATTATTAAAAATAATCAATATATTACGTGTGTTGAGTCTGGGACAATTTCAAATAATAATTCTCAACCTACAACTAATATACAAAGCCCTTATATTTTTGACACAATTTTATCACGCGACCAACCGTTTGGATATGAAACAAGTGATTTAAAAAATATATATTTGTCTAAACAACAATTAGATGCGCAAAAACATATTTCAAAGTATATAATTAATTCTAACGAGTAAGTAAATATATTTTATATTTTTAATATTTTATATTTTTAATATTTTATATTTTTAATATTTTATATATTTTATATATTTTATATATTTTATATATAAAATGAATTTTTTTGATAGTTTGATGTCGCCTTTGGGCAAAGAACATTGTATGTATTTTTATTATTTAGGATATATATCTATAACTTTCACAATAATTGCATTAGTTGTAGGAATAATGAGTCTATATAGAAAGAATTATAAGGTATTTGGTTTTGCAATGTCATATTTTCTTACCTTACTACTCACATATTATATTTCTAGATTAAATTATTCAGTATGTTTAGGTGCTTTTAAATAAACTTTGATTATAATAAATATAGAAACAACTATACAAATATTATATATAATTAATAATATATTATATTTGTATTAATAAACATATAATAGTTATGAAAATATTAAGCATAGATATAGGTATTAAAAATTTAGCATATGTAATTTTAGAATGTGATGTTATAGATAAAAAAAATAATGCTAATGAATTTAAAGATTTTAAAATTATAAAATGGGATGTAATTAATTTATGCAACAAATTAATATCATGTAATGAACAATCTTGCTCAAAAGAAGCCAAATTTCATAAAGACAATGTTTTTTATTGTAAAAATCATACAAAAAAAACCGAATATAGTTTGCCAACGTGTAATATTAAAACATTACATAAACAATCTGTTGCTAATCTCTCAACGCTTATTGAACAATATCAACTTAAAATAGAAAAACCTATAAATAAAGTCTCGCTAATAAAAATAATAGAAGAATATTTAAACTCTACTTGTTTTGAAGCCATTGAAAGTGTTAATGCAAATAATGTAAATTTAATAGATATTGGGATCAGTATAAAAAACGAATTAAATGAATTATTTAAAAATTATGAGTTATCTAGTATTGACCAAATTATTTTAGAAAATCAAATTAGTCCTATAGCCAATAGAATGAAGACTATTCAAGGCATGATATCTCAATATTTTATTGATTGTAATAATTATAATATTAAATTTATTTCAGCAACAAATAAATTAAAGCCATTTACTAGCAAGGAAAATAAATATAATAATGATTGTAAAGAAACTAATGCAGTGAAAGATAAAAAATTATCATATAATGAGCGAAAAAAACTTAGTATTTATTACACAAAACAACTATTAGAGCATAAAAATATGTGTATTGAGCACGCTTTCTTTATTAAACATTCAAAAAAAGATGATTTAGCAGATTGTTTTTTACAAGGAATTTATTATTTAGAGAATTTTAATGCATTAAAATAATCATATTATGAAATATATAATTACTATTAATATTTATTAATTAATAGTAATTAATTATTATTAATTAATCAATATATAATATATATTGCGGAGTATTTAAAAATTAAACTTCTATTTTTATCATAATAGTTTTAATGGATATTATAGAAATAGAACCGGAAACTTTAAATATTGATAGTTTTCAAATACCAGAATTTAAAATAAATGAAACAAATATAGATAGTGATGCAGAAGAAATTATATCAAAAAAACCATCTTCTAATTTTGGAGGTGGTATTGAGTTATTAATGAATGGAAAAAATATAACTGATAAAAAAACATCGACTTCAATAGATATTGAAGATATTACTACTTTAGAAAATGAATTAAATGATTTAACAGATAATAGCACTTCTAAGCAGTTTGATGACAAATTAAAGTTAAACACTAATACTAATAACGATAATAAAAAAGAAATAAATTATAATCAATCAACAGGAACCAATAAAAAATCTATTTTCGGAGGGTTATTTGGTGACTCTAAGAATAATGGTGCTAATATTAAACCAGTCACAAAAAATGAGGAAAGCGATACAATAAATTTGGGTAAATCAACTGCAAATATGAATGAAAATAAAACGTGGGATGGATTTGGTAAATTTAATAATGTTCCTATAAATTTAGATAAAGCACAAGAAAAACCGGAATTGACTAAAGAAGAGGAACTAAAAGAAAAATTCAAATATTTACGCAAGTTAGAAGAACTAGAAAAAAAAGGGGTATCACTTAGCAAGCGCTATAATATGGATTCTAATTTAAACGAAATGATTGGAGAATATGAAACTATTATTGCTGAAAAAGAAAAATCAAATGCTATTAAATTTCAAGGAAAAATGTTAATGGCGTGTATAACTGGATTAGAATTTTTAAATAATAAATTTGATCCTTTTGATATTAAACTTGATGGTTGGGGAGAGCAAATAAATGAAAATATTGATGAATATGATGAGATTTTTGCAGAATTACACGAAAAATATAAGTCAAAAGCAAAAATGTCTCCCGAACTGAAATTATTGTTTCAATTAGGTGGTTCAGGAATGATGATTCATATGTCAAATACATTATTCAAATCTTCAATGCCTGGAATGGATGATATTATGCGCCAAAATCCAGAATTAATGAAACAATTTACTCAGGCAGCAGTTAATACAATGGGTCAATCTAAACCTGGTTTGGGGGGATTTATGAATGGACTATTTGGAAATAACGGTGCTAATCCTGGATTTGGAGCATCAATGCCACCAAATGTTAATTCGGGACCACCACCACCACCGGTTGAGTCAAAATTGCCCGAGCGTAGCCAAAGAGTGCAAAACATTATAAATCGCCCAGATATTATGTCAGCACGCGGTATGGAGATAGATAATGGCGAAGGTAATCCTTTTAGCGAACAACGCATTACGCGCCCAGAAATGAAGGGTCCTTCGGTTGCTCCTCCTAGTCAAAATATTGCGTCATTATTAAGTGGTCTAAAAACCAAACAAGTTGATGTTAATGAAAAAAAAAATAATGAATCCAGCACTATTAGTATTGAAGACTTGAGAGATTTGACAAATGCTAAAATACCTACAAAATCTAAACGCAGACAGCGAAGTGATAAAAATATTGTGAGTTTAGACATTTAAGTTTTTAAGTTTTTAAGTATAATAAAAGATTTACTATTTTAATAACATATATTGTGTTATATATGTTATTATGATTTGTAGTTGCTTTTAGTTGATTTTTAGACTTCTTAGTCTTGT